TGAAGGCTCAACAGCAAGAGTTAATTTAGTAGCATCAGGACTTGCTGCTTGATGTGTTTTAACAAGAGCTTTAAATGGATTTACATAGTAGTTACCAGATTCGTCAAATGTTCTACGAGCTAGTTCATCTTCAAGGTGATTATAATCTGCGGTGCGAGCATTCTTAATAACAATGCCTTCTTCTAATCGAGCTATAAGAACAAAGTTACCTGTTGTCGCATTAACTGCTTGAGTAGATAATACTGCTGTAATAGAATAACGATGTGCACCTGGAGCTGATGCGTTAGGAGTTCCTGTAGCATTATCGTTTAACGATGCATCAGTACCTGAACTAACAAGAGCTTCAGTGACAAGTAAGCCGATATCAAATGACACATTGCTTGTATACTTAGATAATATAATTGTCTTAGCCTTAGCTACAACCATATGTTTCTTAATATAATATATGCCATCTTCTAGTGACACAATAGAGCCAAAGCCTGTAGGCGTATTTGCATTAGCATCATTAGAACTTGCAACAGTCGCTGTCTTACTTCCTGTTGCTGTTAATGAAGCGCCTGATGCAAATACTGCACCAGATATATATTGTACCCATATTGTTATAGAGTCATCACCCGAAGCTAGAGCTGCATGGATAACTTTAGCAACGTTTGTACCATCGGTATATTCAGTACCAACTATATCGGCAACTAAACCGGTGTTACATGCTGATAGTCTTACATAGTCAAGTTTATTATGCAAGTGAAGTGCACCAGGAACAACAACCGAACCTTCTTTAAATATATGATCTCCCGTAGAAGATAGTTGATGTTGTAATGATGTTTGTAACTGAGTTAACTCTCTTGCTTGTACAGCCTTACCGGGTCTGAATAATACTCTTTGGTATTTTTCTTTTGGGGATAATCCATCCGCTCCTGCGGTTTCAAAATCGTCCCAATATGGTTCTACGTTAAATGAAATTGCCATGTGTCTGTCCTATTTAAAATGCGACTACTAATCGTACTGTTTCTACTTGATCTGTTGCCCTGCTAGTTGCTGTTTTATTCTCGATAAACATAACATCACCTGAATGATGGTTAATTAAAGGTGCTGTTACTGCTGTGCAGTCTTGTCCTGCAATTGATGTGCCTTCTTCACGAATATAATCTGAAGCAGTGAATGCTACAAAGCCTGTAGCTTCGTTTTGTATATAATGTAATACACCAGAGGTGGCATTATATTCAACAACAAAAGCCTTAGCACCTGTTATAGTACCTTCAACAACTTGGTCTGACGGGAATGTATTACCCGTAGCAACCGTTAAGCTTGAACACGTATTATATGCTGTAGCACTTGCTATAGCACCAACGGTACCTGTACCAGTACTTGTAGTAGCTATTGCTTTAAATACAGTTCCAACAACATAATCAGCTGGTGCTCCAGCAGTTGCCCAGTTTGCAGCTGAGCTATTACCTAATGTTAAGATTTTATAAAATTGACCAACAACCATTGAGCCAGCACCACCGATAGCAGTTGAGCTAGCGGCTAATGTAGTTGGGTTTTTCAAAATAGCTATTTGTCTAAAGTCGTTTGCATCAGGAATAGAAGCTGATTCATCACCAGTAAATGCTTTATTAATTGTTACATAGTGTGCACGTAAATCATTAGTAGGGCTAGCGCCGTATCCACCTGGAGGACCAATGACTGGTCTTACCGCACCACCAGAACCACCACTTACGCTTACTGCAACAGTCGCGTGAGTATATCCTGTACCAGCAGCCGTCATCGTGATGTCTGTAATAACACCTGATGTAAGAGTTGCCGTAGCAGTAGCACCTGTGCCGTCACCTGTAATAGTTAATGTAGGAGTACTTGTATAACCTGTACCGCCCGCTGTTATCTTCATATTATATATTGCACCATCGATAGCCGCTTGTTGAACACTCCATTGATTTGTCAATGCAGTATCTGATCCAGCTACCGGAGCTGATTCAATAAGTCTAACTGGTATAAAAGTAGATGTTAAGAATTTTGTTACATCCGCTGTTGGGACAGTGAACATATATTTCCATATGTAACCATCTGATCCTGAGTGATTTAAAACTCCAGAAGTTTGTACACCTATTATATCCGGGTTAGTTGAGCTTGTTCCTGCTCCTGCTTTTAAGCACATATATACATTGTTATTATCTGTAATAACAAAATACTTTTTGCTTTCAATATTTGTATCTTGATCGTCATACTCGATGTATGTTGTACCAGATACCCATAAGTTTCTTGTTGCGCAATGAACAATATCTGTTGCGTCTAGTTTCTTCATGGCAAACATGTTTTCCCATAAAGTGTTGTTTGCATAATCATTTTCGTATGGAACCGTTGGAGAGGTGTCGTCTGCCCAAGCATTCGGCCTTCCCAGTGCCATATAGAATTGGTTAGCTGCAAGACTATCTACGAACTTATTCGTTGTATCTAATCTAAATTTACTTGTAATAATTGCTGACATTTTATTTCCTCTGTTATATGTTTATGAATATGTTGATGTACAATCTTGCACGTAATAAGTTATATCACTATTTTGGTTTACTCCATTTACTATATATGGTCTAGTATATGTACTTGTATATGGTTCACCAGCTTGTACGGCAACGGTATCACACGTTAATTTCATAACCTCTTGGTTATGTTGTATCCTTATATTGTTATTTATAGCATCTTGAAGTGTATAATGAGCAAAGTTTGAATTTGGACCTAAATATCTAAACTTCATGTTATCCCAATGATTCTGCATTCCAATAATGCTGAACTCTGAACTACCTCTTGCAAAGTATGTCCAAGTTTTCTCTAAATAGCTTCCAACTTCATGGAATGAAACTGGACCAATTTGAAGTTGTGCTATGTTTATATTTATCAGACCAGCAGCTGCTAACCAGCCAGGCTGTACTTCATCATTAGTTGAAGTTAATAGCTGAATAAATATTGATACTTCCCCGAAGAATATAAATCCTGCAGGGTGAATTAGTCTTGTAAATGCATTCTTCCAATCAGAAATATTTTTACCAGTCTTAAGAACATATGAAAACTTTTGATAATAATAAGAGTCCTGTATATATTTTCTATCTGATAAGAAACCATTTGCTGTAGTAAACAAACCTTTAGGATATGTCTTAACCACATCGCTGTTTGCTAATGCACTTGTAAATGTTAATTTATATTTAGTTGTACTTGATTCTGAATATACTCCTTCAGCATAATCTGTACCTGGAGTTTTATATACATCATTTACAAATACAATATCGTCATCAAAAAATGCAGAGTTACCTGCATCATTATTTCCACTTACGACTGTAGGTGTACCGGATATTGTAAATGTATTCCAAGGGGTATACTTAGATTGATTAATTTTAATATCCGCAGCTTGATCCGTCCAGTCTCCATCTGATGGAACAAGTAAATCTATATACGGAAAGTATGTCTCAACTTCATCATCATATATAGTTCTAAAAAATGATGTGATTGATTCAGGTGTACCTCTACTTCTATAGAACTCAATCAAATGCTTATAGAACATCCTTGGATCTGTAGCAAAGTCTCTAGGTATAGCAATACCAATTTCATTCTGAAGCTCTGTAAGTAATGTCTCTTCTACTTCATCAATATCTCTTTGGATATCTAATGCGTTAAGATAGAATCCAGATTTGTTTTGACGTTCTAAATATAATGCATATACCTTAATGAACTCAATAAGATCAGGATATGAAGTAGCTACATGTTCCGGTATTAAGTCATTAACATAAGATGATATATTATATTTACCGATATGGGCCATTAGCAGCTAGCCTCTGTTTCGTAATCGATTCCAGCAGTCGTACCACCAGTAGCCATAGTATCAATTGTTCCTGTTATAGTTGCGCCTGATGTATCAATAGTTAGTAATTCATTTCTCATAGGTTTAATATCATTCGATGCTGGATTAACTTTAACATCGATTGTAGTTTGTCCAGTAGGAAGTGCAGTTGGATTAAAGCCATTTAATGTAACAGTTCCAGTAGTTTCATTTACCGAACCAGCATTTGTATTATATATTATTCCATTAGCATCAACGATTTGAATAATTCTTGTACCGCTTGAAGTATCATAGAAGTCTTTTAACATACATTGCTGACCACTATATGTAAATAAATTTGATGACACATAAGAACCAAGAGTTGATGTAGTACCATCTAAACTATCTAACTTTTGATTAAACTTAAGTGAGTATGATGTTGCTGTACCAAGCACTGGTATGATCTTCTTTGTCATTCTAATACGAGTGATGTTAGATAGGATAGCAATATTAGTATCGTCTATTTTCTTCATAACATTACTTGCTCTAAATACTCCACCAAAACTTTTTAGTACGTCGGTATTATGTGAGATAAGTGAACTCCTTACTGATGTTGCCAAACCTTCTGCAGTTACTGAAGCAAGGTTCGGATTAAATTTAAAGAAAACCTCTAAATTAATATACGTATACTCAGGGTCAAGAAGGACAGGAGTGATACTTACAACATTTTTAGGTTTAAGAATATTTCCAATGATTGTTTCCTTTTGTACTGTGGTTAATACATCAGCCGATAAAGGCTTGATACTAATATATACTTTACCATAATCAGGTACATCATGATCTTCACCACCCCATACTGATACTGCTTCAACGTCAGCAAATTCGTTTTTAATAATAGCTTTATAGTCATCTGGTGTAACAGCTCTGTTTTGAGATACGTGAGCAAGAGGAGCATTAAATTTAATTGCCTCTTTAGTTTCTCTTGCTGCACCACCAGTAGCTTTAGTCACAAGTGTCATCGTCTCATCGGTATTGCCGTTAAGTGTTCCTGTCATACTAAACACTGTAGCACCATTCACATTAACACCAGTAGGTATATGTGAATATTCTATCTCAACACTGTTACCATTGCCTGGTCTCTTACCAACAATGTTATCACCAAATTTAACTTCATAATGCCCGTCTCTTCCTTCTTCTAAGAAGAACACTTCACTTGAACCATCTAAGTCAACTATATTACTATTAAGAGAATAAACTTTAGCTGCTGATGTTGAATTTGAATCGGTAACTGTTACCTTAATCGAGCTTGTGTTAACATTTACCATAGGAAGTATATACGATTCGAAATTATTATTTTGGAATGTGTATGTTATACTAGTTAATACCCCTTGTTCAATTGCAACATTAGAGAAATTCCAACCATCTGTTGAATCAAATACAATATTTTCTGTAACTGAATTAAACATTGGATATGTGACACCATTAATTATTGTTTGGAATGTAGTACCTCTTGGCATTGACAAAGGCAATGGAGCATTAGCAGAATCATGATTCCATAAAGGAGTTGCTGTAGTATCGTAATTCATTTTAACATCGACATAAGCAACCGAAGGGGCAATAGATCTTGGAGTATATCCTAATAGTTTGGCATGAGATACAACCGAAGTTCGTAGCTGAGCTGTATCAAGAAATGTTTCATTCAAAGCGAAGTTCGCATTCATAGAGTTAATGTGTGTTATATAACTTAATACATCAATGATGGTACTCATCGCTGAGCCATCGTAGTTATAATCATTGAAGGTTGTATCTGTTGCCTTCATATAATTAACTAGATTTAATTTTATTTGGTCAAAGTCTAATTCACTTGCTGAAATTCTGCGTTCTATTGCCATTATCGTATTCTCTCTATTGTGGTAGCGATGTCTAATATCTCGTTAGTTGATTTAACTCTACCGGTTACTGTAATATATACCATATTCTCATCGGGCTTTGCGTTAATATTAGTATTAAGTACCTCTATTCTTGGCTCGTAATTCTTTAAAGCTATATTAACACTTGTTCCCATGTTCGATGCTGTTACATTTGTCATGTTCTCAAAGAGATATGCTCTTAGGTTTGCACCAAAAAGATAATCAAATGGTCGCTCACCGTGATTAGTGCGAAGTATATTAAGACAGCTTTGTATTACCGCTGCATTGTTCTTCTTTATTCCAATGTCATTGGTATTAGGATTTTGCTTAAAAGTAAAATCTAAATCTTTATACGTTTCTTGTCGTGCTATCTCTGCCATATATCTTATTTATACTAATTAATCGGACCACCCGTTCTATCTTGGTTAACATTGTTCTCATTATGGACATGTCCATCTAATATAAGTTTATCAGTAGCGTTACTAGTAGTTGTTATACCTTCAATCGACAAATTCTTAGTAATTGCTACATCGCCATCTAATGATATTATTCCTGAATATGTTGACCCAACATCATTAGTATATTCTGATTTTATTGTTAAAGTTTGTGCAGTCTGAGCTAATGATGATTGTGTTATCGATATATCACCCACGCCGGTTAGACTAGTTGTACCAGTTATTTCTGCCGTCATATTGCCAGTAACAGTTGCTGTCATATTGCCAGTGATAGTTGACTCAGAGTTACCCTTTATATCTGCAACCATATCGCCACCAACTTGTGTAGTTAGATCTTTTGCTACTAAAATATTCGCATCACCACGCACATAAATTCTAACATTACCTTTAACTTCAAGTGTATCATTGCCACATACCAATGTATAATTATCTCTTACAATTCTTTCATTCTTTGAACCATTGGGTTGGATCTCATATTGAGTACCACTCTTATGTCTTTCCACAATACGTTCTGCACCAGGAGTGTCATCATACTCTTTAACATGTCCACTCTCTGTTTCCATAACATTATTAAATGGATAGACAGGCGCGTATCCGCTAGCTGGTTCATATGTACCTTTAGGATCACGTGCATTTGGATCTGCTTCAGCTCTTACTCTAACATTGTTATCATGTAGCCCAGCAGTCTTTGTAGGTAAAGTTCCTACAACCACAAACTCTTGTAACATATTATCTTCAAAGAAGCCAAACACTAATGTACCAATTAATAAATTTACTGAAGAACCTATACCACTTTTAGCAGGTACATTTGCTGGCATTGCAATATTTGACCAGCCAAGATCGTTTGTAGATATATTATCGTGAACGTGAAATACTTTTACTTTAGCTCTTCCAAGCTTTAAAGGATCTTCTATATCTTTTACTATTCCAAAATACATTATGCATACTCTCTTATTAATGTCATGCGTTGTTTATAATCATATGACTTACCGTTATATGTCAGGACATGATTAATATCAGAAATTATATAAGGTCCATCTGATATTGATTCACTATTTTCTTGTTTACCCAATTCAACCTGTATAGACATGCCACATCCAATATTAGGTATTGGCACTATATCATCAACACTTAATCTTGTATGGTGTACACGTGCAATCTGATTTACTGCCATACTGCTTTGAGGATCATTAACCGTA